GACACCCTTTCGGCAAAGGTGCGGGGTCCCTGGTATTGGAGGCTGGTCGAGAAGGGCCACCGGCTGACGACGCACATCATCCACAGGCTGCGCGACCGCGGGCGGTTCATGAGCTTCATCTCAAGCAACATTGGTTTCGCCAAGAAAATGCGGATACCCGGCCGGGAAATCGGCAGGGTCCCGCCCAACAACTTCGTCGAGCGGGCGGTGGAGGGAAACCAGGACAAGGTCATGGGAAGCCTGCGCGAGGCGACGCTGAAGGCCATCGACAAGCGCATGTCACGCAGGGCAAGGTAGGGGCTGATGGCGACGATCGAGGATTTCATCTTCACGCGGCTGACCGAGGACTCCCTCGTCGCCGCCGTGGTCGGCAATAAGGTCTACCGCGGGAGGATGCCGGACAACCCGGGCCTGCCGGCGATCGTCTACGCGGTCATCCAGAACGACGTCATCGAGAGCCGCAAGGGATTCTCCGGGCTGCGGTGCCCGACCGTGGGGATCGAGTGCATGGCGCGCACCTCCAGGGCGGCCGAGACGCTGGCGGAGCTGGTGAGGGCAGCGCTGCACGGGCATTCGGGCGACTTCGAGGACCTCATCATCCACAACATCCTGGAATGGGAGGCAGAATCGGCCGTGGACGGCGGGGACTACTTCGAGGAGGAGACCGGGATTTTCACGGTGGCGTGTTCCTGCCGACTCTGGTATTCGTAAGTCTGTCAGGGATTTTTTTACTCTCAGAGGAACATGAGCAACGCGATTCCAGGCTCCAAGGTCGTTCTCAAGCGCGGCGACGGCGCGACCCCCGAGGTCTTCTCCGAGGTCGCCGAGGTCAAGGGCGTCACCGGCCCTTCGATGACCTCCGGCGTGGTCGATGTCACCAGCTTCTCCTCGCCCGACAACTACCGCGAATTCATGGCCACCCTGAAGGATCCCGGCCAGCTCACGTTCATGATCAACTTTAACCCATCGCTGGCGAACCACGGGCTACTGAAGGACGACTTCGACGACCAGCTCGTGCACAAATACAAGCTGGAGTTCCCGGACGCGGACGCGACGACTGTCGTGCTCCCATGCATCCTGACCGGGCTCGAGATTTCGGCCGAACTGGAGCAGGCGGTCCAGGCGAACGTCACACTCAAGATCACCGGGGCGCCGATCTGGTCGTAATTTGACCCTTCCGGAGGACTATGGAGCACGCTGACAAGGCGCTTCCCGAGGTTTTCATCACGGTTTTCGGCGAGCGGCACCGGCTCATCGCCAGTTTCGGGACCTTCGCGCGGTACGAGAAGGCCACGGGCAAGAACGCCCTGGACGGCCTCAACTGGACCTCGCCATCGGCCACCGACCTGGTCACGCTGATCTGGGCGGCCCTCGGCGGCGAGAGGTTCGGCAGGACGACCGACGAGGTAGCCGACGAGCTGAACATGACGCACCTGGAGGATGTCAAGCGCCTCATCCAGACCATGTTCAGGCAGTCCGAGCTGCCAGCCGGGCAAAAAAAAGCCGACGCCGCCTGAGTGGGGGCGGCGGAGAAGGCGAGGACCCCCCACTCTCTTGGTTGGATTTGTGGGCAATAGCGGTGTACGACTTCAGGCTCTCCGATGAACAGTTCTGGAACCTGACCCCCGCCCAATTCTCTGCGCTTTCCAAACGCCTCGACGGCAAGACACGCCACATCGACTTCCACGCCGGCGTCGTCGCCAGCACCATCGCCAACTGCCACCGCGACCCGAAGATACGCCGCGAGCCGTTCAAGCCGGCCGACTTCATGCCGGTCTACGACGCCGACGAGACGCCGTCCCGCGGCGCGGAAATGTCCCCCGAGCAGATCCTCGGGTTCATGAAGGCGGCCTTCCCGAAGGGGAAGAAGGGCCGCAAGGAGGCCCGTGGCTAAGAAGACACACTACGAGCTGATTCTCGACCTCAAGGCGGACATCACCTCCCTCAAGAAGGACCTGGGCGCGGCGACGGCGCAAATCAACTCCTTCGGGGTGACCGCCAACCGGATCGCCGACAACTTCCGGATGACCTTCGCCCGCGGTCTCAAGCAGGGTTTTGCCATCTTCGCAGGGGGCGAGCTCCTCAACATGACCAAGCGCCTCGCCCGCGGCATGTGGGATCTCGCCAAGGAGGGCAACAAGGCGGCCGACATCGTCGAGAACTTCGAGCGACTGGGAGGCAGCGCCGACTCCATCCGCAGGGCACAGGACGCCGTCCTCGGGACCGTCAGCGCGTTCGACCTGATGAAGGTCGCCAACGAGGGGCTGCTGCGCGGGCTGCCCAATCTCAACAACAACTTCGCGCTGCTGGTGGACTACGCCGGGCGCTTCGCCCAGGCGAGCGGCAAGGAGCTCTTGCCGACCATCCAGGGGCTCACCGACGCGCTCGGAAAGGGCTCGGCGAGGGCGCTCAAGGAGTTCGGCATCTTCGTTCAGGACGGGGCGGGCAAGAGTGAGGTGTTCTCGCAGGCGCTGGCGCAGATCAGCCAGCAGATGACGGTACTCGCCCCGATGACCCGGGATGTCGGGACGGCGCAGGAGGAGCTGACAACTGCCATCAAGGACGCCGTCACGCAGATAGGCATGGGCATCACGGCGAGCGACTCCCTAGCGGGCTCGTTCCACGAGATGGCGGTCAGCGTCCGGGAGGTGGACTGGAAGGATGTCGGGCAGAGCTTCGCCGAGATCGCCACGAACATCATGGACATCGGGCAATCGATCGCCTCGGTGATGCCGAGCCTGAACAGGTTCGCAGAGTTGCTTCGACTGGTAACGGGAAGAACCACGGAGGCCGACGGGGCGAACTACGCGCTGGCGGAGATCAACAAACAAATCGGTGGCGCGGACAAAATGCTCGCCTACATCGAGTCCCAGCGGGGTCCGAACAATTCCGCTTTGGTTGAAAAACGGCTCGCTGAAACGAGGGCTTATCGGGACGACCTTCTGCTGCGGGCAAGACTGCTCTCGACCGTTTCAAACAGCGGATCGATGGTCGGCCCCAACGATGTGGCCGCAGCCAAAGGCGAGCAAAGGCTCCTCCAGCTCAACGACACACTTGCTTCACTCCAACGCAAAAAAACCGAAATGCTCTCGGCGGGAATCTCCAACGTGGAGGTCGTCGACTCCGAAATCAACAAAACACGGGAACTGATTGCCGCCAAGCAGGAAGAGCTGAAGGCCATTAAGCAAATCAAAACGGAGCAAACACCTGAGCAAAAAACAGAAAAAACCTCCCCCTTTGCCCCCGCAGCCCCCTCCTCGCCGTCCTCCACCGACCTCGCTTTCGCCAACAAGGAGGTCTCCGACCTCAAGGCCCAGGTCCGGGCCGCCATCGAGCAGCGGGACACCGGCGTTTTCGAGACACTCAAGGGCAACCTCCGCACGGCGCTCGAGGACGCCTATATCCAGAGCAACCAGAAGTTCGTCGAGGCCGGGCTCCTCTCCAACGCGCAACTGAAGGACGACGCCATCCGGGCCGCCAACGCCGAGATCTCGCACTACGACCAGCAGATGAACGGGGCCAATCAGCGGGTCGCCGCCGGCTTCGGCAAGGCCGTCGCAGAGATCGGACGCGCCCAGGTCGAGGTCATCCAGAACGACCTCGCCCGGGCGGTTGACAGCCTGGACTTCAACCGCTTCCAGCAGCTCATCCCGCAGCTCCAGGCGGCCGAGGAGAGGGCCTTTGTCGAGGCGAACAAGGCGTGGGTGGACGACCGGCTGATGAGCATGGAGGAGCTCAACAACCGCGCTAAAGTCCACGCCATCGAGCAGGTCGAGACCTGGTACGACAAGATCTCCGAGCGAGAGCGTCAGTTCGCCGAGAACCTACTCCAAGCGCACCAGGACGCTGTCAACACCTACAACGCCCTGTTCTCCAACATCCTTAACGGCGGATTCTCCGACTGGCGGCAGAACCTGAAGGACCTCGCCGCGGGATTCCTCGCCGAAATCGCCGCAGGGCTCGGCGGGGCGCTCGACCCCAGGCTGACCAACGCCAACGGCATCGGCCAGGTTATCGGCGAGGGGATCACCTCGGCCCTTGGAGATTTTTTTGGCAGCCTCCAATCACCCGGATCCCAACCTGCGAACTACTACGGGGCAAACACCCCTTCGGGCGCAGGTGGCAGCAACAGCTTTTTCCAGCAGCTTGGAAGCGTTTTTGGATCGTTTTTTGGTTCAAGCGGGAATCCGACGACAGACCAGGCCCACAACATCGGGATCCAAGGCCCCGGCCTTGCGAACGGGTCGTTCGGCAGCTCGGTCAGCCAGACCGACATGGCCCACGCCCAAGGCATACAAGGCCCGGGAATGGCCGACGGATCATTCTCATCGGGTGGCCAGGAAGGGGGTTATGGAGGTTACATCCAGGCGGCGACCCAAATTATCGGGGACATCGTTTCCGCCCGGGATCGTGACAAGCAGAGCAAGAGCAACCAAGGCACCGGCGCGGCCGTCGGAGGCGGCATTGGCGCCATTATCGGCGGCATTTTCGGAGGTCCCGGAGGTGCGGCCGTAGGGGCCACCATTGGTTCAATTGCCGGCGGCACGGCCGGTTCTTTCTTTAAATGGGGCCCCCAAAACAAGGAAACCATCGCCCGACACCAGTTCGCCAACTTCCTGGAGGACTTCTTCCAAAAGAACAACGGGCTCATCGTTTACGACAAGAACAACCAGAACCCGACAAGAATGACCAACTTCCTGGAGGGGGGAACCGGCCGGTTCAACGACGGAAGCTGGGCTGACGAGATGAATGCGCAGGGACTTGAGGTCTCTCGCACCTTCAGGGGCCTTGGTGAAGCCTTTAAGGACATCTTAGGCCTCACCGAGGATGTCGGCGCTCAGCTCGGTTACCTGCTCGGAGAGAACCTCAAGTACAACGTCAACAACGCCCGTCACCTGGTGAAGCGGCTGGGACTGAACATGGAAGACCTCATTGACAAGCTTGTCGAGGGGGGACTCAAGGGCGAAAGGACATGGCTGGAGGTCGAGAGCGACATTCAGGGCGTCAACGAAGCCTTCAAGGATGGGCTCGTCGAGGTCGGCGCCTTCGACCTCGCCTTCAAGAACCTCGTCAACTCGGGCGCCCGCGGCTTTGAGGCGGTGCAGGCTATACGCGACATCGGGGTGGAGGCTGGCGAGGCCAACATCAAGACCTTCGATCAGCTACGGGCGCTGCTCCTCAAGACTTACGACCCCGCCACCGTCGACGCCTTCTTCCAGGCCCTCAAGCAGCGAGGCATCACGAACCTCGACCAGCTCGCCAAGCTCGACAACCGCACGGCGGGAGGCATCGTCGCAGACATGCAGGCTCTCGGCGCCAATTTCAACGACGGCGCCAACGAGGTCTCCAAGACAATGGCCGACGCCGGCAAGGAAATCACCGACAACTCATCCGCCACGCGCGAAAACTCCTACTACCTCAAAAAAAACACCGAGGCGCTTTCCGGCGGCAAGGTCCAAGCCCCGGCCAACCCGACAACCCAAGAAGACCCAGAGCAGGCCTTTGCCTCGGGCGGGGTGGTGCTCGGCCCGACCGTGAGCCTCATGGGCGAGGCGGGACCGGAGGCGATCCTTCCCCTGACCCGGGTCAACGGCAAGCTGGGCGTCCGTTACCAGGGCGGCTCAGGCGGGGGCCTCACCGCCGTCTACCACATCGACGCCAGGGGCGCCGCACCGGGAACCGAGCGCCGCATCCGCGCTGCTATCGAGGAGGCGCAGGAGCGCGCCAGCCGCCGCTCCGCCAAGGCTATGCAAAAGACCGGGGCGGAGGCACTCTAGCGGCATGGCCATCACCTACCCACTCCAGCTTCCCGACAACGGCGCAGGCATCGAGTCGTTCCGGCTGATCGCCAACCACGCCGTCGGCGTGCTGCGCTCCCCGTTCACCTTCGCCACGCAGACCCAGCGCCACCCAGGCCAGGCCTGGAGCGTCGAGGTCGGCATCGCACCCTGCCGCGAGGACGGTGCCGAGCCGTGGATGGCTTTCCTGCTCAGGCTCAACGGCCCGCACGGGACCTTCCTCATGGGTGACCCGTGGCACAGGTCGCCTCGCGGCACCGCCACCGGCAGCCCCGAGGTCCGCGGAAACCACGCAGCCCGGGCAGCCACCCTCCTGACCGGCGGGTGGACCGCAAACACCGCCGGGATTCTCCTGGAGGGCGACTACATCCAGATCGGCGAGAGACTGCACAAGGTCCTGCTCGACGCCGACTCCGACGCCTCGGGACAGGCCACTCTGGAGATCTTCCCGGCGCTGCGGGTCGCCGTCGCCGACAGCGAGGCGATCATCACGGAGGAGCCCAAGGGGTTATTCCGGCTGGCCGACGCCGAATCCACGCTGACCGAGATCGATAAGGAGCGATTCTACTCCATCAGCTTCACGGCGATGGAGGCCGTCTGATGTGCCGAGGAACTTGACAAGCGGATTCATTGAACACGCTACGGCAAGGGAAAATCGCCCGATCATCCTCTTCCAGGCCGACCTTGACGGCTCATCGCTGCGCCTGTGGAACGGCGTGGCCAACCTTTCATGGGACGGGGCCGAATGGCTTGGCAACGGCTGGCTTCAGGGCGTCGAGGGCGCCTCGGAGACCCCCGAGGTCGAGGCCACCACCATGCGAGTCATCATCTCTGGAGTTCCCGCCGCATTCGTCTCGCTCGTCCTTAACTCCCAAAAGCGCGGCGCCGAGGGGAGGCTCTACATCGGGTTCCTTGATTCGTCGGACGCCGTCGTGAACTCCCCATACCTGTGGTGGCTTGGACGCTATTCGCACTCTGAATTCGATGACAGCGGCGCGGAGATCAGCGCCTCGTTGCACTACACCTCCCCGCTGGTGGACATGGACAGGCCCAATGAGAACCGCTGGAACAACGTCTCCCAGCGGCGGTTTTACCCGGGGGACAGGGGGTTCCGCTACATCCGCTCAGCGGCCAAGTGGAACGGGAGCTGGGGGAACTGATGGGCCGATGGAGGAGCTGGACAGGCAGGGGGATGCTGACGACCGACGAGCTGCGCCGCTCGTTCCGCTACACCCGCGTCAGCGACGACACTGCCGGCGTCCTCCGCTCCAAGCGCAAGCGCAACGCCACCCGGCGCGATCGCAAGCGCGCCAAACTCCAGAAACTCCGCCAGCGGGAAAAGGCCCGGCGCGACCCGTCAGTTCCCTGGGAAATCGTCTACGGTCTGGTGGAGATCGGCGGCGTCATCACCTTCATCCACACCAGCGGCTCCGCAAAGGACAAGAACAAGAATCTGCACATGATCGTCACGCTCTGCGCCCACGAGATTCAAGCGATCGACGCCGTGTTCATCGACGAGTACCAGGTCGAGTGGGAGCGCAACCCAGCCAACCGCCCGACAAAGGCGGCCACCGGCAGCGGATACTTCCAGTCCCCGCGCATCGACGCCGCCGGCAAGTTTCGCAGCGTCTTCTCGATGCAAATCAATTATGGCTGGGCCGGAAGCCTCGCCCTCTCCGCGCCCTCCAACGACGACTCCGACTCCTACGAGCCGGTCTCCTCCAAGTGGACGGCGGACCACCGCCAGAGGGGGCACACCCATGTCTACCTGCGGATGGTCTGGAACGAGAAGATCTTCAAGGGCGGCGTCCCCGACATCGTCTTCCGGGTCCGAGGCATGAGGAAGGTCACCGACCCGAGGACCAACGAGGATGTCCCCGGCAGCACCAATCCCGCCCTCATCCTCTACGACTACGTCACCAACCCGTGGTTCGGCATGAACATCCCCGCGGACCGGATCGACATCGAATCTTTCAGGGCAGCCGCCGACATCTGCGACGAGCCGGTGGAGCTCGCCGACGGCACCTTCCAGAAACGCTACGAGATCAACACCCACTTTTCCCTAGACCAGTCGCCACTGACGACCCTGCGCGAGATGACCGCCGCGATGGCGGGACGCCTTTGCTACGTCGAGGGGAAGCTCAAAGTGCTGGCCGGCAAGGGCCGGACCCCGGTGCTCGACATCACAGAGGACATGATCGTCGGCGACCTCACCATCGAGACTGCGACCCCACGGGAGGACTCGTTCAACGTCGTCAAAGGATCGTTTGTCTCCGCCGAAAAGTTCTTCACCGAGGACGACTTCACCCCGGTGGAGAACGCCGCCTACCTTGAAGAGGACTCGGGCGTCGAGGTGAGGGAGGACGCGCAGTTCGACATGACCACGAGCGAGGTCGGCTGCCAGCGCCTCGCCAAGATTCTGCTCGAGTCCAACCGCCAGGGCATCACAGTCGAGCTGGTTGCGACGATGGCGGCATACCGGGCCGAGCCGGGCGAGTGGATCACCCTGACGCTGCTGCGATACGGCTGGGACGCCAAGCCGTTCGAGGTGGCGCGCTCGTCGTTGCGGGTTTCCTCCGACGACAACGGCGCGCCGGTCTTCGGGGTCGAGCTGACACTGCGCGAGACGGCCGCCGCCGTCTACGAGTGGAACAAGGGGGAGGAGACCACCGACGACCCCTCCGAGGACACCAACCTTCCCGACCCGTTCTCCGTCCTGCCGCCCAAGGACCTCGCCCTGGCGTCGGGCACCGATCACCTCTACATCCGCTCCGACGGGACCATCTTCTCCCGCCTCAGGGTTTCCTGGACCGAGCCGGAGGACACCTTCGTCATCAACGGCGGCCACTACGAGATCCAATACCGCCGCGGCGACGAGAACACCGTCGATGTCGGGGTCTCGTGGCAGCAAGCCCCGTCCGTCGCCGGCGGCGGCGACTACGCCTACATCCTCGATGTCCAGGACGGCTCGCCCTACGACGTGCGCGTGCGGGCGGTGAACTCGGCAGGCAGAAAGAGCGACTGGGCCCAGGCAAACGGCCATGTCGTCGTCGGCAAGACGGCGCCTCCGTCCAATGTCCCCATGCTTGCAGCCCGTGTCGAGGGCGCCTCGGTCAGGCTCGAGTGGTCGCGGGTCACCGACCTTGACGTGCGGGAGTACGAGATCCGGGCCGGGACGACAGCGCAGTCATGGGGGGACATGGCCGCCACCGCGGTCAGGCTCCAGGCGACCTCCTACCTGCTCAAGAACCCCGTCTCGGGCGACATGCGCTTCCTCGTCAAGGCGGTGGACACATCGGGCAACGAGTCACCAGCGGCCGCCTCCGCCGACATCCTGCTCGTTTCGCCGCCAGCGGTGGATGGACTCTCGGCGCGGCAGGTGGACAACAACATCCTCGTCGACTGGACGGAACCCGCGCAGGGGACGTTCCCCGTGGAGAAGTATCGCGCCTACAAGGGCAACGCCTTCGCCGGGGCGACACTCCTCGGCGAGGTCCGGGGAACCTTCTTCACCTGGTTCGAGACCGAGAGCGGACAGTTCACCTACTGGGTCACGGCCGTTGATTCCGCCGGCAATGAGGGGCCAGCAACCTCCAAGACCCTGAGCGTCCTCAACCCCCCGGACTATGTCATTATCGACCGGCGGACCCTAACACCCGCCGACGCGACACTCTCGCTCGCCGTCGCCGAGGGAGGCGACATCCTCCTCCCTGTCGACCCGGCACAGACATGGCAGCAGCACTTCACCGGCGCCGGAAAGACCACCATCCAGGGTTTCCTCGATGCCGGATACTCGTCGTTCCTTATGCCCGGCGCCCCAGGCCCCGGGTCAGCCACCTGGACCTACGACCTCGGGCAGCTCATCGCCAGGAACACCATCACGCTCAACGTGGCGCGGAGCAGCCTTGAGGGCGCGCCCCGGGTGTCGGCAACGATTTCCCACCGGGCGACGACATCCGACCCCTGGACAGAAACCACCTTCGGCGGCGCCGTCCCCCTGCCGGATTCCGTTCAGGTCCGCGCCGTCAATTTCCGGTTCGTGCGGATCCAGGTTTCAGCCGACCAGGGAGCAGGGACCGGCATCGCCCGGCTCTCGTTCGTCGAGGCTCGGATCGAGACAAAGAAACAAACCGACTCCGGGACCGCCGTCGCCAGCGCTGCGGACGCCTCCGGCACCGTGATTTATTTCTCCCGAGCTTTCCTTGACGTCCTGTCCATCAACGCCACACCGCAGGGAAACGCCTCGCGGGTCGTCGTGGTGGACTTTGCCGACATCCCCAACCCCGTCTCGTTCCGCGTCCTGCTGTTCGACGCCGACGGAAACCGGGTCACGGGATCGGTGAGCTGGATCGCCGAGGGCATCGTCAACAACGAGTAAGGAAACCACGCCATGACCGCCGACTGGAGCAAGCCTACCAACACCAGCGCCTACACCGACGTCCTGTCCGACATCCACCAGAAGATCCTCAGCTCGGCGAAACTCGACCTCTCCGGCGACTCCAATGTCCCGACCGGGGCGGTGCAGTTCTCCCCCGGAACCAAGAGGCTCCAGTCGTGGAACGGCTCGACCTGGGCGACCCACGCCCTGCACGATGTGATCCCCGACAAGGCCGGCCCCGAAACCATCAGCGGCGCGTGGACTTACTCCGGGGCGCTGGCCGTAGCCGGGACGCTTTCGCTCGGATCGGCGTCCGCCGACGGCAGGGTGGACATCCTGGGCGCGGGTTCCGGCTCCGCCGCCGGCAGGCTACAAGCCGTCGCCGCGAGCGGTTTTCTCAACCTCGACAACCTCATGGCTTCCGGCGTCACCCGGCTGCTATTCGCGGGGGTCGAGAAGGCGCGCGTCAGCACAGCGCTGACCAGGCTCTCCACCACATTGCAGCTCGGCGACAGCGGCACCGCGGCGAACAACTTCTACCTCTCCCCGGAAGGCGCTGACGGTGTCCTGAGGATCTACAGCGGCAACCACCCATCCGGCACGCTCCGCTTCCAGGCGGACTCCAACGGCTGGCTCGGCGTGGCGTTCGCCGGAACCCTCACCCACCCGCTCACCGTGGGCGGCTCCGCATATGTCGCCGGGGCTCTCACGCTCAACGCCTCCGGCCCCGGGATCATCCTCCAGGACACCGCGGCGAGGTCGGCCATCATCGAGTGCTCCGGCGGACGCGTCACCTTCAAGCGAACCTCCGGGACGAACTCAACCACCCCCTCGCAGCTTGGCGGGCAGTGGCCGCTCTACCTCAACCTGGAGGACAACGCCGCCGTCTTCGGCGGCAACGTCAGCGTCCTAGGCGGGTTCCTAAGCGTCACAGGCAACATTTACGGCACGACGATCTATGCGACGACCGCCCAGCTCTCCACAGTGCAATCAACCGGCGACCTGCTCCTCATCCCGGCGACAAGCTCCAACCGCGTCGTCATCTCGAACCTCGCCACCGTCACCGGGGTGTCAGCCAACGCCTATTTCGGCAGCGGCAACGGCATCTCCAAAATCGGCTCATCGCTCCGGTACAAGCGGGACATCACCACGCTCGACGAGACCCTTGCCGCGCAAATCGTCGAGGGTCTCCGGCCGGTGCGCTACCGCTCCCGGTGCGAGGGCGACCCCCAGGACTGGTCGTTCTACGGGCTCATCGCCGAGGAGGTCGCCGCAGTGGAGCCGAGGCTCGCGGCGTGGGCCGACATCCCGGAGGTTTCCGCCCAAGGGCAGGTCCCCGACGGGGTCAACTACGACAGGCTGGCGGTCGTGCTTCTCGCCGTGGCGCAGCGCCAGGGCAGGCTCATCGCCGGGCTCGAACGAAGGATTGCGGAGTTGGAAGGGCGCTAGTGGCGGGCGGCGGGCGCGCTGGGGGATAATGGGGCGAATCGGCAAGGCGGTGGGAAATGACAACGGCAGGGGCGGGCAGGCACGACATTCTGATTGAGCAGGGCTCGACGTTCTCGTTCGTCGCCACCTGGAGTGATCCGGAGGGAAACCCAATCGACGTCACCGGCTGCACGGCGCGGATGCAGGTGCGCCCGTGGCAGGAATCAGACACCGTCCTGCTGTCCCTTACCACCGAGAACGGCGGCATCACCCTGGGCGGTCCGGACGGGACCGTCACCCTGCTGGCTAGCGACGAGGTCACGACCAATCTTCCAGCGGGTTATGCCATCTACGACATCGAGATCGAGACCGCCGCTGGGGATGTCACCCGCCTCCTCCAAGGGGCTGTCGACATCAGCGCAGAGGTGACACGATGAGCATGACCGTCACGCCAAACCAGAGCGGGGTCAAGGTCGTCTCCGTCGGCGTTCAGGGCCCGCCCGGACCGCAGGGAAGTCAGGGAATCCAAGGGACTGAGGGCCCCAACGCCATCGGCGGCTACGGCATCGTTTTGGGTCCTAGCGTGGAAAGCGGCGATGTCTTATCCTTCAACTCGGTTGGTGCGGTCTGGACCAACAGAAATCAAAAACTACTTACGGACGGGGGAAACTTCTAATGTCAAACGTCATCCGCATCAAGCGCCGCGCATCAGGATCAGCAGGAGCTCCCAGCTCGCTTATGGACAGCGAGCTCGCGTACAACCAGGTCGACGACACCATCTGGATCGGCAAGGGCACCGGCGGCGCGGGCGGCTCGGCGACGACCATTGAGGCCATCGCCGGCAAGGGCGCATTCCTCGCGCTCGCCGGCTCGCAGGTCGTCACCGGCGACAAGGAGTTCTCCGGCGCGATCGACTTTTCCGGCACCATCGAGATCGACGGCGTCGAGCTCACGGCCACCGCGGCGGAGCTCAACAAGCTGGCAGGGGTCACCCAGGGCGTCGCTTCCCCAGGCAAAGCGCTGATCGTTGATTCCAGCAAGGACCTCGACCTCGACGGTGGCGACCTCACGGTCGCGAACTTCACCGCCTCGGGCAATGTCGTCATCTCGGGAAATCTCACCGTCAACGGCGCCACCACGGTCATCAACTCGACCACAGTTTCCGTGGACGACAAGCTCATAGAGCTCGGCTCGACGGCCTCGCCCAGCGACGCGACCGCGGACGGGGGCGGTATCGTGCTCAAGGGCACGACCGACAAGAGCATCATCTTCACCGACGCGACGGACTCTTGGGACCTCTCCGAGCACGCCAACCTCGCCAGCGGCAAGGAATACAAGATCAACGGCGCGTCCGTCCTTTCGTCGGACTCCCTGGGGTCGGGCGTCGTAAACTCCTCCCTTGAGAGCGTCGGCGTTTTGTCGGCAGGCACTTGGGAAGCTGACACTATTGCAATCGCGCATGGCGGCACAGGCGAGACCTCGGCGCAGGCGGCAATCAACGCCTTGAGCCAGGTCAGCGGCGCAACGGCAGGTCACGTCCTGACAAAAGTTGGCTCGGACGCCGTGTGGGCGGCCCCGGCAGACACCGGAATCAGCTCTCTCAACGGGTTGACTTCTGACAGTCAGACATTTGCGGTTGGAACCAGCGGGACTGACTTCAACATCTCGTCGGCTTCCGGTGTTCACACGTTCAATATCCCGAGCGCAAGCGCAACAAATCGTGGTCTTGTAACAACCAGCGCGCAGACGTTTGCTGGACCAAAGACTTTCCAGGCCGCTGCATCTACACAGGTGCCCGTGACCATCAAGATGGCTTCTGGCCAGTCGGTGAATGTGTTCCGGGTGCTGACAGACACAAACGTTCCGGTCTTGACTGTCAATCAGTTCGGGCAAATCGCGTCCAACACGCACTTTGTTGCGCCGGGCGCTGGAACCGACCCGGCTTTCGTGGCGGTTCAGGCTGCTGGTGGGCAAACCGGCAACCTCATGGAGTTCCGCAACAGCGCGCAGACGGCAGTTGTCGGTGCGATTGATAAGGACGGTAACTTCGCGGTTGGCGGTTATAAGGGTCAGACCATCGCTGTTGCGTACGGCGGCACCGGCGCAACGACCGCTGCGGGAGCTCGCTCAAACCTTGATGCTCAACAGGCTGGCGCGAACCTTGAAGCGATCCGTGGATTGACTTCGGCGTCGAACAAGCTGCCGTACTTCACTGGATCGGGAACTGCGGATGTGACCGACCTGACCAGCTTTGGCCGGTCGCTCGTTGGAACGGCCAACGC